CTCGGTGCCCTGGTAGCCGAGTCTGACGGCGGTCTCATAGGCGCTTTCGCCTTTCTGTCCTTCCATGACGATCGCGTCGTCGATGATGGTGACCAGGTCGTCGCAGTTGCAGCTGTTCAGCGTGCGGATCATGATTGGCTCCTTCCTGTGGTTATGCTGACGGTGGATTCGATGAGCGCGCTGCCTGCCGCCAGACGGGTCGTATCCCCGTTCGGCGCGGCCAATAGCAGATCCCATGCGGCACTGCCTTCGGGCAGGTCTCGGGTCGTGTCGGCGGGCACCGTGATCGTGATGCAGCCGTGTTCGTCCAATCGCACGTATGGCGTCAGGTCGAACACGATGAGCCTGTCGCGGCGTATCTGCATGATCGGAGTCCATCCGGTCAGGTCCATCGGCCTTGCGACCGTGGCCCCCTGCCGGTCGGTGACCCTGCGCAGCCATCGCAACCGGTATGTGTTGGTGACGCCGGCCACGAGGATGAGGTTCGCTTCGAGCAGGCAGCTACGCCCCAATGTGTTGCGTGTCATTACTTGATCCTTTCCCACATATGCGCGCCCAATGAGGGGCGCCGCTCCCAGGTGCCGCCGAAGTCGTCAGCGGGATTGTTGCCGGTGGTGTTCATGACCACGTAGCCGACCGGAAACAGGATTCCGTTGCCGGTCGATGTGGCGTGCGCGGTGATGACGCCATCCTCATTGACGGTGATGGTGCTGCCGTCAGGTCTGACTCCACCCAACGTGGCAATGGTGGCGGCCGGAAGCGCGTAGTTCTCCAATCCGTCGAGTTTCCGCTTGTCCGCCGCGCTCATGAGTCCGGATCCTTCGGCCGTGGCCTCCGTTGCCGTGATGTGCACGGTCTGGCCGTTCCTGCTCGCGGACAATGGCGTGGCCGTGGTTATCGAGGCCACGTTCATGGCTGCTGCGGCGATGGCGTCGGCGGCGTCCTGCTGTGCCTTGCCGATTTCGGCCGAATAGTTCGAGGCGAGCGTGTAGGCGTCCTTGGCTGTTTTCTCCACGTCGTCCACGCGCGAAGGGGTGACGACCGCGCTGAACGTGTTGTTGCGCATGGTGATGGTGACCCCGTCCGCGTAGTACGCGCCGGAGCCGCCCGAACCGGTGGAGCCGTTGGATTCCGCGGAGCCGCTGAGGCTCGTCGTATCGCCTGACGCGGTGCCGCACTCGTAGTCCACGGACAGGATGCCGCCGGATGATTTCACGATCTTCTTGGCCACGGGCACGGTGAGCGTGATGCCGAGCCGGTTGTCACGGCCGGTGACCGTGTCGCCAACGTCCATGCTCAACGTGTTGTCTGTTATGGTGACCTCGACGCCGCCCTGTGATTGCAGTTCGATGAGCTTCTTCCTGGTCTCGGTGTTCAGCTCGTCGGGTCTCGCGTTGGAATAGTCGTAGACGGCCTGACGTTCCGCCAATCCGGTCAATGATTGGGTTTGGCTCACGTTGCCGTTGACATCCGCGTACCAGTGGACGACCGCGCGGTCTTTGAGTTCCCCGGTGCCCAATCCGATGAGATGGTTCACCGGCTGGCTATCGAGCGAGGCCTTGAATTCGACCAGATCACTGTCGATGCTGTCGCCGTAGTGTTCGGCGGGCAGCGCATACGCGTTCACACGCCCGTCTGCCCAGATGAGACGGAGTTTCGCATTGTTGGCGGCGAGCATCTTCCGGATGCCCGTGTACGCGTCCGTATACCGGTCGAACGAATACGGGTTGATGGTGACAGCGTGCCGTGCTGACGCAGTGAACAGCGCATCCAATCCGATGCGTTTGAACAACATGTTGAGCACATCGCCGGCAGCGCCGGAAACGGTGAGGTAATCCTGCCCCCGATCGGGTTGGAGGATGCGGCGTGAGAGCAGGCCATGCCAGGTGGGGCCCTCCACGCTGCCGTCCGTGTTGCGCACGGTCACCAACCCGCCGTATTCGGTGCCGTCGATTATGATCAGCGCGCCGGCCTCCGGCTGCGGCAGGCAGGTGAGTTTGAACGAATTCTCATCGCTGCCGTAGGCGAGATCGAGCATGTAGTCGTCCACCGCGCGCAACGGCTTGTGCTTCGCGTCGGTGACTATGAGGCTGACCACGGTGGTTCGCTCCTCTCCTCGACGGGCGTGAGCTCGAACGTGTAGCCTCCCGGCCAGCTCACTTCGGCGCGGCCCGCCGGCAACGGCTGGAAGATGTAGCTGCCGGAATCAAGGCCGGCACCGCGTTCCGCGTTCGCGAACCAGTTGATCCGGTCGCCGGCCGCGTTGACGAACGCCACCGAACGCTCGCCCTCCACCGCATCCACCTCGACGCGAGCGCCGCCGGGGATGTCACCGGTGATCCGGTACTGGTTGCCGCCGATCGTGACGGTCGGATTCGAGCAGGGCCCGTATATGGTCATGCGGAACGGCATCGGGTCCAACCCGTCCACGGCTATCACCGGTGGGGCGGATGGCGGCCCGTAATCGTAGTCCATGTCATACGGGTGATCGAGATACTGGTAGGCGTCGGGGTCGCTGGGCGCATAGGTGACGGTCGGCAGGCTGCGTCGCCACATGCCCAATTGGGTCACGGTCAATTGGGTTTCGATGATGCGCGGCGTGATGGATTGCGGTTCGCTTTTGGTGATGAGCGCCCTGCACTCCCACACGTCGTCCACGCGCAGCAGGCCCGATATCGTGGAGTCCCTGGAGTGCGCGAGCACGTCATGGTCGGTGAGCATGCGCAGCCGGTCCAATTGGGTTTCGCCGTCCACGGCCTTCACCGTAAGCGTGAGTTCACGGGCCTGCCATGCCACCCCGGTAAGGGTGCGCGCGCCGAGCGTGTACGTCCACGCGCGTCCTCTCAACGATGGCATCGTCTCCCCGTAGATGGGGCCTTCGAACGAGATCGAGCCGCCGGTGGAACACACGTACTCAAGCCTTTGCATAGCGTCGCACCGCCCTTCCGAATTCCCGCCCGTCGATGTTGATGCCCAACTGTTGCAGAATGAACGGCATATCCTCGTGGAACGCCTTCACCTCGGCCAGCAGCTCGTCCAACTGGGATTGCATGCCCTGCTGGTTCGACTGCGTGCCGTTGACCATCTGGCAGGCGTTGGCCGGCAGGCTCATCACGGGGGTGGGCATGCCGAACGTGTAGCCGTCCAACGTGAGCCCATCGGCGAGTTCGCCGAGGCTCCGGTTGACGACTTCCTGGCTGCGGTCGATGCCTTCGGCCATGCCCCGGCCGATCATCACGCCGACCTCGTCACGGAACACGCGTGACGGCGAATGGATGCCGAGCTTGTCCTTGACCCAGTTGAGCGCGTCCTTGGCGGCGTTGACGGCCGCGTTGACGAGGGTGCCGGCCGCCGAGGCGACGCCGCTGGCGATACCCTTGATGATGTTCATGCCGACGCTGCCCCAGTTCACCGACGTGAAAGCGTCCCAGATGCTTTTCACGATGGCCGGGATCTTACCGATCAGCTGCGGTATGGCGCTGGCCAGGCCGTTGGCCAGGGTGACGAGGATCTGCACGCCCGTCTGCAGGATCTGCGGCAGGTTCGCGGCTATCGAACTGGCGAGGTTGCCGATGATGGTGGGTGCCTGCGCGATGAGCTGCGGCAGCGCGTTCATGAGGCCCTGCACGAGGCCGAGGAGGAGCTGCATGCCGCTGTTGAGCAGCTGTCCGACGTTGGATGCCAATCCGGAGACGAGCGCCATGATCATGTTGAGCGCGGCCGGCAGCAGCGTAGGCAGTTGCGAGGCCAGCCCGTTGACCAACGTGGTGACGATGAGCACGGCGGTGGTCATCAGCTGGGGTGCGTTCGTGCTGATCGCGTTCATCAGCGCGGTGAGGATGGCCGCGCCCTGCGCGAGCATGGCCGGCAGGCTGGCGGTGATCTGCATGTTCAGCTGCTGCAGCAGTGTCGGCAGTTGCGCGGACAGCTGGCCTATCATCGCGAACAACTGCCCCTGCATGCTCTGGTCCAGCATGCCGAGACCCGCGACCAACGCGGCAATGATGCCGGCTATGCCCATGTACTTCATGAAATTGCCGGGGCTGAAGAACGAGCCGAACAGGGAGCCGATCTTGCCCAATCCGGCCTGCAGTTTCGGACCCACGATGTCGCCGATGCCACCGAACACGTCACCCAATCCGGATACGACCGGACTCATGGCGGATTTCGCCTTGCCGGCCACCGATGACAGTCCGGATACGAGCTTGCTGTCCGAGATCTTGGAGAATATGCCGCCGAAGCCGTTGCCGACTTTGGAGCCCAGCACCTTGATGTTCG